TAGGGTAAGTTGTGCAGTATTATCAGCAGTTGTAAAAGTTGCAGATGTGCCAGATATAGCTTGACTAAAAGTTACCTGCCCATCAGAAGCAATAGTAATAGCATCTGCATCAGAAGCAGAACCGATAGTACCACCATCTTTAATTACTAGGTCATCTGCAATAGTTAATTTACCTGTGTTATCTAATGTCATCTTAGCGGTTGCAGCAGAGTTTGCAGATTCTGCTTGAGCCGTAGTAAATACAAGTTTAGTATTAACATCATTAGATTCAAAAGTTTCTTCAGCTATTGCATGAATACCTGCAACTACACCAGCAGCATCTCCTGTGCTACTATCTCCTGCAGCAAATTCTATAGAGGCAACAACCTCACCATTTATGATAGCATCTTCTTCAGATTTAAGCTGTAAGACTATAGGTTTGTTATCACCAGTATTTGTATTAGTAATTGTTAATCCTGTATCTGCTACATGAGTAACAGTTATTTCACTATCTGCACCAAATGATAATACTGAAGAATCAGATAATAGTTTAAGGTCATCACCTATAACTGCATCTTTAGCTACAGACAAACCACCATCAGTTTGCAAAGAACCATCTGTTGTAGATGTTGCTTCTGTTGTGTCATCTGTTTTAAGAATACCACTAAATGTTCCTGTGGTTGCAGATAACGTACTAGCACCTACAATAGTACCACTAACATCAAGATTAGCATTAACATCTACTAATGTAGCATTTAATTCTACTTCGTCTGTAGCATTAATATCAAGCACTGTAGCACTAGGAGCATTAATAAATTGTGAAGCATCATTAAATTGTAATGCCATTGTACTATTAAGTAACAACCCTGTGTCAGCTACATGTGTAAGTGTAACATCATTGTCTGCTCCAAAGCCTAGCACAGCAGCATCACTATCTAATTTTAAATCATTACTAACAGTAACTGCAGTAGAAGCATTCAAATCAATAGTAGCTTCACCGTCTATTCGTAATACACCATTAGATGATTGTTGTACAAAAGAGGCAGCATCACCAAAGGTAAGTTTATTTGTGCTATTGAGGGTAAGACCTGTGCCATCTGTATGTGTTAATGTTGTATCACTATCTGCACCAAACGATAGAACAGAGCTATCTGATATAAGTCTAAGGTCATCTCCAACTGATAAGTCAGCAGCTACACCTGCTCCACCTGCTACAGTTAAAGCACCTGTAGTAGCACTAGAACTTGCCGTAGTAGCTGTTACTGCAACAACACCACCACTTGATATAGTTATAGCATTAGTATCACTAGCAGATCCAATAGATCCTGCATCATCAATTACAATCGTTCCTGTTGTAAGTGTGCCATCAAGAAAAGCATCTTTGAATAATAAAGAAGAAGTACCTATGTCTAATGTATTAGTTGTTTTAGGAGTAACTAGTGTAGCACTTACAACAAAATCTTGTGCTGGTCCTAATACAGTGACAGGCCCACCTTCTGCAGATGTACCATCATGTGTATGACCACTAGTCGAGAAAGCTGTTACAATTGCATCAAACTCTCCATCAAAGTCTGCTGCGTTAATAACATTACCATCTGCAATGTTATTGTCTGTATCATTTCTTGTATAACCTGTTCCCATTGTGTTACCTTCTTGTGTTTGTTCCGTATTCTAATGTTACAGTATCAAGTGAATAAGGTGGATCTGTACTGTCTGATCTAAATTGAACTGCTGTTGTAAATCCTGTTCCTACTGTTTGTGTATTAAATAAGTTTTGAACCTTACCCCCAAAGGTAGAACCTGCGTTTGTTATTCTAACACTACTTATTGTTTCTGTCAAGGCATTATCTATAGTTATTGTTGTACCACTTATCGCAGTAATAAATGTATTAACAGGGATACCTGTACCTGCAATACTATCCCCAACTTCCATGTTTGTATTTGCAGCTACAGTTATACTAGTTGCTCCACTAGATCCTGATCCTGTTGTTGCAAACTTAGCAAATGTCTGTACACCAAAGAAAGCTATTTGAGAAACACTATTCGTAAAGTCAATTGATGCTGGTTGTACAGAGTTAAGTTCGTCAAAGTCAAACTTTAAATTAAAAGTAAAGTTAACTGCACCTTGTGGATCTGTAAACAAGTTAGCCTTATAGACTGTCTTACGAACCCTTGGATCATTAATAGGCATGAAGGGGGATAAGTATTCAGCAGAGATATTACTACCATCAAAGCTATTACCATCTTCCATTTGAAATAAAAATCCATCGTCAGAAGAAAATAATATTTTTTCAGATGCACCTACCATTTTACTAGATGCAGAAAATAATCGTATACCACGTAATTCTGCAAAAGCAAAATCTGCACCACCTTGCGGAGAAAACTGTGTAGCTATTATACCCTTTGCTGCATCTGGTTGTTGCCCCGCAACGTAGGAAAATAATCTGTATTGTGATTTAGATCTTACAGTTAAACTGGCAAAAGATGTACCTGTTCTAATAAAATCACCTAATGTACCCTGTATAGATTTAGAAATAATACCTAAACCAAAGTCACCAATACGATCTGTAGCACTAAGTAATCTTAAACCATCTGCGGTAAGAAACATTATGTCTCCACCTATTTCTTGAATTGTATCTCCATCAATACATCCAATGTCTTCACTAATAGGTTGTAATTTAAAATCAGCTAAAACATTACCTGTTATTTGTTGTATTGTTCTATCTGTAAAAATTATAAGAGATTCTCTAAATGGTATTAAACCTGTAACAGATCCACCAACTCTAAAACTACCACCACCATTACCCGATGTAAAATCACTATCTAATAGTGGACCTGTAAAAGTAACTATATCTGCTTTACCATAAAATAAATGTGTTTTAAAAGAAGCTACATGTGTTGCTGCTTGTGCATCTGATGGTGCTCCTGTTAACTCTACAAAGCTAGTGCCATTATATAAAGCAGGGGGATTAGCCCCATCAACTATTGCAACCTTACGTGTGCCTGTAAAATTATACTCAGCAAATCTTGTTTTACCTGCACCTTCTCTATTTAAACTTATAAATGTTACAGCGGCATTATCTGCAGGGGTAGAAGCTAAGTTAGGAGCTATAGCCAATGTTTGACCACCAGTGCCACTCGCATTAGAGGTAACTGTATATACTTTATCAACATTTGCTATTGTAAAAATATCACCAGCCTGTGGTGCTACAGTTAATCCATCTACAGCTAAATTACCACCCGATTCACTACCACCATTTACTAATACAGTCCCATAAGTAGGAACATTTATTTTAGTGAATCCATCACCAGATGTTTTATATAGATCTGAGTTTAGTGCTACTATAACATCATCACCAAATACTTCTACACCTTGTGTTTTATAAGCACTGTCATATGTTAAAAATGTTAAAGCTGCTGCATTTGCAGGACTAGATGCTAATGATGGAGATATAGTAAGTGCCGTTGTATTATTAGTTGCATTAAAAGTAACACCACCTATTGTATAAGTTCCTGTTACATCTGCTATAGTAAAGGTATCTCCAACAACAGGAGTAGTATGTGTTCTTGAAACATTTAGTGTTGTACCTGATTGACTTGCTCCATTTACAACAGCTAGTCCATAAGGTGGTATTTTATTTGGATCAAACTTAGAAAACCCTAGTATTCTCCTGTATCCACCAACAATAGAAGGTTCAAAGTTTTTTAACCTGATTGCAGACCCAGGCATATTAATACCTTGTTGTAGGGGACTCAAGTTTGTAACAAGACCCCCTTTAATTTCTATAGGAAAGGTTTCTCTAGTTGTAGGCATAGTTTAAAAAACTCTACTAGGTAAAATTTTAGTATTCATTGTTCCAGTATTAATAACATTTGATCTAATGTAATCGTACTTATTAATATAAAGAGTACGCATATTTTTAATACCATCGTCAAATGAACTTTTTAAAACCATAGCTTCTTGTGTTTCTCCTCTAAACATATAACTAGTATACATAGCACCATCTACAATTACGTATCTGAATTGAACTGGTAAACTGGGTACATCTGTAGCAGAAGATAGATCAGTAGGTAATTTAAAAAAATCAAACTCTAATACGTATTGTTTGTTTGGGTATGGATATAATAAATAATTATTGTCTGGAGTTCTTACAATAAATCTAGGTATCTCTCCCTTTAAAAATTGTGTAACTACAGTTCCGCTGTCATGAGTAGCAGCAGTAGTATTGTTAGCACCACGAGTACAACCAGTAATATCATTACCTAATATTCCTGTATATGTAACTTGTTCTCCTCCAATATGAACTGTTCCAGTAGCGGAGAGTCCTGTAGTAGAGGTAAGTGTTAAAGTTGTAACAGAACTAGAATGAGAACCGTTTAAAGTGGTTGATATAATATCATCTTCCTGGTTTGCATATTCTTTAGCTATATACTCTTTGTAATCTAAAAGATTTAAATTATTACCAAAAGAACCTAAGTTAACATTTTTTTTAATTCTAGCTGTAGAATAATCTACGTGTTTAGCTGTTGTAGGTATTGAATATCTCACAACACCTGGAGTTAAAGTTTTTGTTTCTGTATCATGATTAAATGGAAAACCAAATGCATCTTGATTAATATATCTTATAGATGCATTTACAGCATCCTTTACCATAGCATATTCACCTATAGCAGATCCAAAATTACTAGATGTAAGTTCTACTTCGTTTAGTCTCCTATTAACATCATTAACTAAACCTAAATAATCATATGCCATTATAATTCCTTAAGGTAAGCTAAAGGGGCCACCGTAGCAGCCCCTAAAGTTTTATGCAAGTAGATCACGATCCACTTCATTAGCAGAACTAGACTGTGATACTTCATCCATGAGAATGCAAACTGCAAACACACGAATAATACCACCAGTAATGGTTCCACTTGACGCATGAATTTCTACGTCAATAGTATCTGCTGATGCAGTAAATGCTGGTACATTAGCAACAACACCACTTGATAGACCTGCAGGTGGGGTAATAGCCCCTGCTGAAGCTCCATCTAAGTCGAATGACGCAGCAAATAAGTCTACGTCTGTTCCTGTAATACCAACATGCAAAGCAGAGTCAGTAGTAGTACCTGTCATCGCAGTAACAACTTTGAAACCTGCGTATAGGATCATAGTGTTTGCAGGGACAGCAATAGCTTGGATAATATCATCCGCTGCTAAAGCAGTACCACCATTTTGTAGGATAGCATCTGCAAGATCAATATCGTTCTGCAGAGTTACCAAGCTGCCACGAAGCTGCTTGTTGCCAGTACCGCCATTATTGGAAGTAGAGGCTGAGTTCGTGGACATAGTAATAGTAGCCATAATTCAATCCCCCCTTATGCTGCGTTATACTTGGCAGTTACGATTGCTTCAGGACGAAGAATCTTCCTACCGTATAGATGCATACCACGAACAATGTCAGCAAAGCTGTCAGGATCACGATATGTTTCAGTCTTGTTAATCTGCTCTGCAGTTGCAACAGCAGAATCATGTCCAGCAACTAGAACACCAAAGTTAGCATTCTGGTTAGCTGCTCCTGATGTACCTGGTCCTGTACCTACTGCTGGTAGGTTTGAGGATGAGTACAAACGGAACCCATGAAAGTTATTGATAACAAGACCATTACGTAGTCCACCTGATTCACCGTAGTCTCCATTCATGAAGCGACTATCTTCATCGGAAAGGATTTCCATAAATACAGGATCAATTACGAGCCAACGCCCTTGTGTATCAACTTGCTGTTGGTCAAGTAAACGCTTCATACGAGCAACAACCATTGCAGGTGAAACAGTTGCAGTTGGTAATGACGTAGCACCTGGCATACGAGCAGTTACTGGGATTGAGTGATCACCAGCAGATGCAGTGGTAATGTTACCAAAGTCACTCTTTTTGAGTTTCATGCTTGAAAGCAATTCATCATCACCTGCAGTAAGAACAGCTTTTTCACCACTTGCGGTGTCATTA